TCCGTTATTGCGTAATATAATATGGTCTGTTACGCCTCCTATAGCACTTGTACGGTGTTGAGCACCACTGGCATCAGGATATGCAACATATCTGCAATCTGGATATCTGCGATATATTTCCTGTGTGAGTTCGTTAGTATCTGAGCCATATATCTCTATTTCATCTATAATGTGTATGCCATAGTTAGTCTTTACTCCTATAACACTGGTTATAGGCTGATAGTTAAAGTCTATACCACATAATAATGGCATTCTGCCGGTGGTAGACACAGGTATCTGTTTTATGTTGTGTTCTCCAAATGCATAATATATAACACCTGCATATTCCACAAAGGTAGCCAGATATTCCTGTTTGAATTCACGTTCTCCTAAATCTATACGGGCTTTTTCTATTTCTTCTGCACTTACTTGTCCACCATCTATAGTGGTTTTTTGCCAACTATGCCAATCTGTCTGATGTTTTGCATCATTATATACTTCATATAACCAGTTCCTGCCTTTGGGTGTGCCTATTATTAGTGCATGTCCTTCACGGTCTGACAATGTGGGTCTTATAACGGCTTTCCAGGCACTTTCTGATATATCTGCCGCTTCATCTATAACTACATAGTCTAATCCTATACCACGTATACTGTCTGGGTTGTCAGCACTACGCAACATAACCACACTACCATTAACTAATGTAATTTTAAGTTCTGATTCGTTTATTTTTCTTGCCCAGCCTCTGATACGCATTTGTTCTTTAAGTTCGTCCCAGGCTATCTGTTTGGCCATGCGATATGTGGGTGCCACATACATTACTTTTTTATTGGGATATCTGGCAAATTTAGCCAGACTGTTGATTGCTATAAATGTTTTACCAAAACGTCTACCTGCAATGAGAACCTTCATTCTGCTGGGATTGTTTAAGATTTCACTTTGTAATTCTGTCAACTGCATATCTTTACCCCTTAAAGTGACTGGGCACCGGGGTAATGGTGCCCTGTCTTAATAGATGAATCTGCTGATTGAACGTTTGGCAACTATCTAATAGGAACGGCATATCTCTATGCGTATTAGGATTCACCAGATTCTTCTAACCATGGGAGGACTTGGTCCTCAGTAGTATTTATCGGTTGATCGCTCTGACCCAGGATATTCTTGCCTAGCCATATCAGCATACTGCGATCACCATTAAGGGCTAACTTTAATTGTGCTCTGCGTAAACGTTGATTCGTTTCTAATTTATTCTTTTGTATTATATCACGGAAGTTGTCCACAAAGGTTTGCAACTTGACATCAAAGAAGTCTGCCATTTCTTTGTGTGTACAATGCAATCTGGCTAATTCTGCCACTTGCTCTTCTGGTATAACTGTTTTGTTACGCCCTATAACACGCCCTCTGACTGTTTTCTCGCCATACTTGACATTTTTAACTTTATAGGGTGTTGATTGTTCTGTTGCGTTATCTTCAGTTGACATTGCGTTCTCCTGTATCTTCAGTGTTATCGCCACTGTTTGCGTATAGTTCTATTTATCCTTTCTGTACTTTCTGGGTCTGCCAGTTACGTTTCTGAACATGGTGGTTTCACGCCAACCATGCTGGGTTTTTTGGTATTTTTTCACTTTTACAGGAACTGGGTATAAATCGTCTTTATATATCACATAACCCAGTTGTTCTTGTGGGTGCATGTCATGTATTTTGATTAACAGGTTATACTGTTTTATGCTGATATGGTTGCTGTTAAGGGTGTTGTATACCCAGGTAAACATGTGATCTGCTGTTCTCATTGTATTCAACAGCACATCTTTTTGTGCTTGTGTTACTTCCATACTGATATTTACTACCAGTGCGTTTTTCATATGGATTTTGCTGGGTTTTTACCCACTGTATGTGTTTATCACAGTCCACACATACTTGTTTAGCACGGTGTGGACCCCAATTACCTCTAATCAACATAGTTGTTTTATGTTCACATGTTGTTGTGTAATATTCGGGATATTTTTCTCTGTGTTCTTGCAAATACTTTGCTATTTGCTTTTTGGATACACCTTTTTTGCCTAACCATTTAGGTCTATGCTTTTTAGGACCATTATATTTAGAATAAATCAATTGTTTTCATTGCTCTGTTTAAGTATTTCTACTAATGTTTCTGTAGTTACTTCTGCAGGTTTATCCTCCTGTATTTCTGTAACATAAACAGTATATGTTTTTAGATCAGGATCTTGTTTTGTGACATGAACGTTAAAATCGTCTGTGTCTTCAAATGTAATTGTTATTCCTACTTCTTGTTCTTTGCTAATTAGCATGTTTTTCTCCTTAGTGTGTTAATTCTTTAAATATTATACTATATTGTTCTGGATATGTCAACTTTAATTGTGCTCTGTCGATGTCGTCCATGTTACGTCTTACTACATCTAACAGAACGCTGTCTGATTCCAGATTGTTTATTAAATACCTGCTACGCACATCTCCATCTCTGATTATCTCTATGGTGCCAGTGCTGAAATCCCAAGCAAAGTCTATGTTTAATTTGTGTATCATGTGTTCTCCTAAAAGTCTATATCTAATAATGGTGGATCTAATCGTTCTGTATGATATCCTCTGGCCATGTAATATTGTTTTACTTTATCATTCAGAAGTTCATTATCTAATGTTATAGTATATTCTTTATCAAACAACAATAAATGTGCTATAAATTCGTCATTTTTATAATAAACACCTGCGGCACAATGTGGAACTGTTTTTCTATCTAGTAATTTAGGATTTCTTACTCTGTGCGTGACTTTTCCGTATTGCACTTCAAATTCACTATCTTTGTGTAATGTGTAACTGTTTTTTACCTTTTCCCAGCCTGACCATTGTAATTGTTTATCTGATAACTTTGTAAATACTTCATACTTTCTTGGGTAAGGAACCATGTGTGCAATATATTTTAGTGGGCTTACACCAGGTTCTGTAAATATATCAATATTTAAAGATCTGCGATTGTTTGTTTTTTTCTTGGAAAGTGTAACATCTATATGATGCGGTGTTTTTTGTGCTAATATTTTGCACCCTGTTTCATAATAGTCGTTCCAATTATATTGGTTACTTTCTGTTATGTTTATAACTTTTGCTTTATTTGACATTTTTTCTCCTGTTTTATTTTTTCCATTTTGATTTTTTCCTATACTTTTTATCACGTGCCTAATTCTAACATTGTGGTCTCCAATCTGTAATTCTAAATTACAATAATATTTATCAGGCTCGCGTCATTCACTATCACAAAATGGCCTGCCAGGGCGAAGCGGACGAAGTCCCGTCAAGAAGAAGAAATTTAATTTCCTATTCGTGTTTCGCCAGATCACGAATACTTATTAATAGTTATTAGTTCTTAGTCATTAGTCCAATATTACTAGTCATATAGTTATAATAACATGTATTCGTGATTTTTGTATTGCCAGCCTTTTCTACCAAAATACAGTATAATGATAAATATATACTGAAGCGGATATCAAAGTACCTTTTTCTTTGTTTTATTACATTTTTGTTTTATTACATCCTAAATAGTCTTTTATCACAATAAATTGATTCTGAGATTGGTCTCCCAAAATCTATTGTCCGCTTCAACTTCTTAGTGAAGTAAAATTTTACAATTATATAGAAAAGCCTACATCAAGTAGGCTTTTTTATCTGTGTTACAGAGTTATTTTGCTAGTGCCGGCACTTCATCTGTTTTGCTGAATGCAACCATGTTTACTCTGTATATGCTTGTATTTGGTTCAAAGTCCGGATACATATCTGTAAAATAATTATATGCCATATTGCATATCTGTACAACATGTGGTAATTGTTTCACAGTAAAGTCTCTGGTGCCTGTTTTTACAAAATTATCTTCTAGTCCTTCTAAAAACGTTGCATAAGTGTTGTATGCACCTTTTTTACCTCTGGTGGGTCTGGGTAAGTCTGGTTGATCACAGAAAAAGAATTGTTTATAAAATTCTGTTTGTGTGTCACTAGCATTTTTAAATTCTTTTACATGACCATAAAACATACTGTAACACCATCTTAAATATTCCTGATGACTGGCATCTAGTGTGATATATTGTGCTGTATTATGTTTTTTACCTTTACGATAATATATTTTTAAAGGTTCTGTGGGTGGAAAATGCTTGTTCATAGTCCCTCCCTGTCTGCATGTGGATAATCAGGATGTAGTGGATGTAGCCAAAATTGTGTTTTCTTAACATCTGTTCTCCAGTCATACTTTGTGCTGATTACTTTGCCTCTCAGAGGGTGTTGTTGACGTGGATTCTCGTAATAAGCATCTTTATACTTGTTTACTTTACGTCTGATGCTTTGTGGGTGTAGATTTGTTTCTATAGCCAGTTCATAATCTGTTTTGTTATGTATTTTTTCGCATAGTGTGGGTTTTGCTTTACGCTGAAAGGGTGTGCCATAGTTCTGCACTCTCATATGAATAGTAGCAGGATGAACTCCTTCCTGTTTTGCTAAGTCTACTGCATGTATACCCCATTTGCTGTAAAATGAGTCTGGGTTTTCACTCATTGTTGCGTTACTGTGTTGTCTGGTGGTATAATTTTTTTCTGATTCTGGTCTATACCTGTATTCAGTGTATTTGCCTGAACCATTTATCCATTTGCCGTTATCTGTTGCCATTTTGGTCTCCTTATTAAGTTATATATTTATTATACAATATTATTTATCTTTGTCAAGCCATTTAGGGCAAGAAATAGGTAAATAATTTGATATAAGGAGAACACTCAGACAACGGAGACAGTGATTCTCCGTTATTATCTATCTAATTGACTGTTTACCCAGGTTAGGGCTCTTGGTCCGCCCCATAACATGTATGCCTGAATGGCTTTACTGTTACTGGCGTCTAAACCGGCTCTCTTTGCGTTTCTGTAGTCCTGTCTTGCACGGATAAGATAACTACGCATTCTGATGAGGGTTTGTTCTGATAAATTGTCACCGTTTGCTAATTGATTTGCTCTTGCAAGTCCTACTAGTGTGCCTGCCTGGCGACTTTTAGGCAATGTTTCACGTATTTCCAATGCCCGTTTGGCTGTTTTTCTGATATAATCTGGTGCTACTGGCATTATAACATCATACTGGCTATTGTTGTTGCCAGTGTAGTAATTGTGAGTAACACAAGACCCCATACTTTTTTGTCTAGGCTCTGAAGTGCATTAGTGAAGTAATCTCTGTTGTCTTTCACAGAGTCCTTTAATTCGTCTACTCTGCTTGACAGATGTCCGTGCTGTAGTTCGTTGCTGGTTTCCAGTTGCTCAATCTTGTGATGGAGTTCTTGTGTTGTTATTCTTTTAGACATTACATTCCTAATAGTTCTTTACATTTATGCCATATGGCTTTTAATTTTTCTTTAATCTTGTTCCACATATCCTATCTTCTCCCTTAATTCTGCTAATTGTGTAGCATCCTGTTGTATTAATACTGGTATGTGTGTGCTATCTCCACCTTCTGCTGGGTGACTCCATAGCCATTCTGTGTCATATATTTTATTTAAGCCTTCGCACATGGTTTGTAACCATTCTACACTGGCATCTGGCCATGTATACACATAAGCCTCGTGTTTTGTGTGAGTAAACAGTTTAGCCCAGGTGTTTAAGCAAGTGCCATTTGTTTCTACGAATAATATTTTACTCATTTTATAAGCCTGTCCACTCCAGGGACATACTTTGCGTATACTAGCAAAATATTCTGCCCACTTATCGCTTTTTACCGCCTCGCTGTCCACCTTTCTTCTTTTTCTTTTTACCGCCTCTCTGGCCTTTACCCATTGGCATAATATTCTCCTTATGTTACATTACCTGTTACAGTTAAATTCTTCCAGTTACTTCCTTCATAGAATGCAATAGTGTTATCTGTGCTGTTAAATACTACATCTCCTGCGGCCATACCTGATAGTGCAAGTATTTCTGTATTACTATAGTTCTTTAATTGTAAGAACTGATCAGACTTGATATTTAAGCCTGTGATTGTGCTGACACTATTGATGCTACCGTCTTGTGTAATGTTTGCATTACCCTGATAATTACCAAAATTTCTTGTGCCAGTGTCATTAAATATTATAGTTCTGTCTGCTGTGAATTTAACTATACTTTGCATAAATCCGGCATTTACATCACCGCCAGTCTTGGTCATAAATTCTTTTGTTAATGGAACTACATTTGCTGTAATGTTTGGATCTACATCGCCGTCTACGTACACATGCTCCATAAATGTATTTTGATATGCAACACCATCATGACCATGATATTCTACTTCGTGTATTCTGTCATTGTTTGACAGTATGCCTGGTACTTGTGATCCAGCGTCTCTGGCTTTTCTGTGTTTTTCGTGAATACCAGTACTGCTGTTAACTAACATTGTGACATTACTGGTTATTGGACTAGCAATTAAGACTTCTGCTTTATATCCTTGCTCCCAAACACCTACATTATCGTTTTGTGCTACAAGTATACCACCTCTGGTGTTTCCGCCTGTTTCTGGGAAGAAGAAGTTGTTACCACCACTACCTAAACCAACATCAGTTGCACGGATTCCACTTATACTAAATGTACCACCTGGTACATAAGATTTAATTGAATTTACGTTTAAATGTGCTCCACGACTGATGTCTACATTAACATAAAATTCATTTGTCTGATTAGATTCATTCCTTACACTACCTGCAAGACTGTTAGGTGTTTCTGTTCCTAAACCACTAGTTAATCCAATTGTAAGGCCTGGATCTGTAAGCAAGTCATATGTATTACTAACTCCAGAGCCTCTAACATAATAAGTGTTTCCGTTAAGGAACACTAAATTACTGTTTGTTGTACCGCTAAATGTAATAGGTTGGCCTAAGTAAAAACCAGGATCTGAACTAAATACAATTCTATCTACGTTTCCAGTAGTTACATTACCTTCATATGAAGTAGGTGAATAACTAGTATTACCTGATTCTACAATTAAATTACCTGTAAATGC